TCTGATATGGATGTTCCTTACTAATCTCCTAGAGTGAGGTTTTCTTATGTCTGCTATAGCAGCATTGAGGAAGGCTGAGGACGATGTTGGCGTTGAACGCCATCTAGCCCTTGCCATGTGCGAACGTGTAAACACTCCGCACTCCCTTGCCATATATATGGCGATAACCAGTGATGATTGGGATTTATACAAGGAGCTTGCTCCCGAACCCAAACATTATATGGACACGGACTTACTGTGTCCACAAGCGGATGATATTAGAGACCTTCTTAACCGTTATATGCCCGGCTTAAATGTGCCAGGGCTAGAGACATTTCGTCTCGACCGGCAGGTCTCCCGTTTGCTCGTTAAGAGTAGTCTCCAAGATACTGGTTATGATACCAAAGCTCGAGCACTAGCCCTGTTTGTAGAGATTGAGGGGAAGGTTGCCTCGCGGCAATATACCCGTCTCCGCGCACCGTGGCTGCTTGAGCTAAGTTACGAGGTGAATCGGATGCTGTCTAACGACGGCAGCCAGTTTCTAACGCCTGAGGCGTTGGAAGAGATTGTGGTAAAAGGTCGCTTGGGGCCTGGTAGTACACCAACGGTGCCTGCCAGCCGACCGCAATCAGAAAAACTTAGACGATTTACGTCTGTCAGCCCCCAACTCATTCCCTTCGTCTCCGTCGTTAAACGCGGAGTTTGGGAAGATGACCAACCTGGTTATCAACTCATAGAAGCGTCTGAGATTACAACGGTACCCAAAAGTGCATGGATCGATCGAACGATCGCGTCTGTTCCAGTTATAGATATGTATCTACAGCTGGGGCTCGCCGCGCTCTTAGAGAAGATTTTACGCAAAGAAGGGATTGATATTCGCAACCAGAATAGAAATGGCAATCTGGCTAGTCGTGCTCGGGATTTATCCTTGGCTACAATCGACCTGTCTAGTGCGTCATCCTGGTTTTCAGAGCGCAATCTTGAAGATATTCTTCCTCCTGATTTGATGATTCTGTTGGGCCTAATAAGGCCTCGGTTTTGGCAAGTTCGGAGTGAGTCGGGCGATACACTTGGCCCTAAGCAGCCTTATTACAACTGGCTGCCGATGGGTTGCGGTTATACCTTTAACTTGATGACCCTTTATTTTTGGGCATTGGTGAAAACGGTGGTACCGCGCTCGGCGCTCAATCTTTGTTCTGTGTATGGTGATGACATCATACTACCGCAGAAGTTTGCGGCAGAGCTTATCAATCGTCTCGAATACCTTGGTTTCGAGGTGAACCGTGAAAAGAGTTACCTGGATGGTAATTTCTTTGAATCGTGTGGAACTGAGTGGTTTGCGAGCCATGACGTTCTCCCTTTCTATTCAAGAAAGGGGATCACAGTCGACGGCGCCGACGAAAACGTCGGTGTTGCTATACCCTATCGCGTACAACTCGCCAATAAGCTTAGACTCTGGTCATCTAGACCGAGCAATGGCATGGCGTGCGACAAGAAATGGTACGGCATTTGGGCAACCTTAATCGATAAGAAAAAGGTCCCTCCGAAGCTGAAACCTTGCGTTCCACCACACTTAGGTGATGTTGGTCTTATGACCTCCTTAGGTGAGTCCCAGGCGTCTCTCGACGCTAAAGTACAAACCTGTGGTTGGGAGCCGGTATATAGCATAGCTACTCTGAGAAAGCGGCAGGTAACCGTCCAATTGGACGACCCGTTCGCCTACCAGCTCTGGTTAATGTTACACACAAGAGACGCGCACATGGAACCGACGTGCCCCCCGTTTATTTGGGAGGTGGTCCAGGGTATCACTGCGTGCCGTGAATGGCAGGACTCTGATGCTTTCTTAAGAGTCAGTCTCGTCGGCCTTTGCCTACGTGCAGAACCTCTCTTCACCTTTGGTGAGGAGCCCCTGCGCGGTTTCTTTGGCAAGTCGATCACCAAGATGGTCACAACATCGTGGCCAAGTGGCTTTGAGTGGGTGAACACCGCTTAGCGGCACCAAACCCTCTCCTTTCGTTCCATCTTTGGAACTGGCCGTGGTACTTACCACTTAAATAGGG